TTGTTCTCACGTTTTAACACTATATATCAAGTAATCATATAGTATTTTAAACGCAATACTTTGGCTAACGAAAGTATATACTGTATTAACGCTTTTTCTTCTTACCAGCAGCTTGTAGTGCAATAGCAACCATTTGCTTACGTGACCGAGGCTTTCCACCCATGCCACGTTCTTTGCCAGTCTTCTGATTATCGCGCATCAGTTCCCTGATGTTTTTAGATACATCTTTACCCAAGGGCATTATTTCATCTTTCCCTTAACCATACCGCCATAACGCATCATCTGATCCGACATTGGAGGCATTGGCATCTGTGGTGACATAGCCTTCTGCATGGGCTTAGGAGCCATTGCAGGACGAGCCTTACCACGGAGTGTCTTTGGTGCTTTACCAGCCTTAGCAGCCATCCCTGCCTTACCTGCGACCATCATACTGTCGTCGGCGTTGGCAACCATACCGCCACGCTTGTAACCTTTACCAGTGACGCAACCGCCACCCTTCATTGCTTTACCCATTCCACGCACGTTACGTACTCCCTTTTCGATTTGATGAGACATTGAACTACGATTTATCACGATTAGCACTTCCATCTTTTACGAGCTTGTCTAAGACGACTATTCGGATTGTTTGCTGCTTCTGGAAAGTCGCGCATCTGACCAGCAGATCTAGCGCAATATGACTTCCTACGTTTTGCACGAGCAGGACTTGGATCAGATTCAGTTACGGCAGTTTTTAGTTTAGATCCGGGGTTTGCACGACGATATGCCTTAACACCCTTCTCAGTCATACCAGCACCAGACTTCGTAGGAAGGAAATTACCAGACTTTACTGACGTTTTTATCCCCATTCCTTTACTAGCCACTATTGAGTTCCTCTATTTGCTATAACAGTTGCTAGGTCTGCCCTCATTTGCTCACGATCAAGCTGTCCTTTTTGCTGCAGCTTTGCAACTTCAATGGAAAGCTTGTCTTGATGTTCCTGATTCTTCTGAGCTAGTTTCTGCTGATCATTTTGTACGTCTGCTTGTAACTTAGCACCATCTAACTGTAGTTTTGCTTGTGCCATTTGCATTGCTGGATCTTGTGCAGCCTGTTGCTGCTGCTGCATCTGAGCCATTTGTGCAGCCTGTTGAGCCAACTGCTGCATTGCCAAAGCTTGTTTCTGTGCAATGAACGTCTCGACTTCAGGATTAAGAGTAACGTATTCATCATCCTTCGAAGGATTAGACTTATCGTAGTCAGGAGCAGGGTTAAGATTTATGTTGGAAACTGCTTCTACCTGTTGACGAATCATGTAAGCTTGGTGCTCTGCGACGTGTGCCAAGAGCATTGGGATTACCTGTTGCAGTGCAGGATTTTGCATTGCCATTCCTTGAATGATCTGTAGCTGTGCCATATGAGATTGTGCATGAGCATTGTGATCCTGATACGCATAAGCCTTAATAGGATTACCGTTCATAACCGTGAATAGCTCTGTTGCAGGGTCCATTGGCTTGGCCCCACGTTCTGGAGCGAGTACTTCTTCAATATTCAAAGTACCAAGTGCTTCGTGCATACGCCTGACAGCTACACGAAGATCATGCTGCTGTGGAAGTTGCGTAGCCAACTGCAACTGTGTCTGTGCTCTCAAGATACGCTGAGACTCAGAGAAAGTATTCGGATCTGAAACAGGCAGAACGTCTACACGGCTATCAAAATCTGCTTTGAAGATTGATCTTGTGCCGCCTTCAACGTCGTATGGATACTCTTCTGGCAAGAAGTCACGGTTAATACGTGAAAGAATCTTGAATTCCATACGCTGTGCGCGATGAAGACGCTTGTGAATAGCAGACATCACCTTTACGCCCTGCTCCATCATGGCAAGTGTAGTACCAACTGGTGCTTCACTATTCATATCAGAGACATTCATATCAGCGACTGACGCAAGACGGCGAGAGTCATCAATGATACGACCAAGCAAAAGGAACAGGGTCTGAGATGGCTCTTTTACGGGTATCGTTATGATAGCCTTGTTCAGATCGTCCCCGTAGCCTTCCACATCACGGAATTCGCCGAACGACAACGGTGTATCACCACCATCGATACGAACTCCACGAGCCTTAAATCCTGCTGGAAGGTTGGCAAATTGACCAGCATCGACCAAAGAACGCAAAATAGCAGTTGAGGTCTTCTGCAAATTGCCCAGAATGTGTGGCAAACCCATGCCATAGAAACCAAGTCCCGGAAGGAACTTATAATGCGTAAACCACATTAGTTTCTGCTTTTTAGGGTCATTTTCTTCATAATTACGACGAATTGACAGCACTTCTTCGGTAGATTCGTCAATTGTAACTACGTATGGAAGCTTAATTCCGGTAGGTTCACCTTCGTCATCAAGGTCTTCAAAGCCTTCAATGTCAAGATCTACGTGAAATTCAAGGAGTTTACGTGTTCCCTTGGATTCAAACCTCTTAATACCAATAATTTCTTCTTTTGCTTCGCGTACTTCGTTGTCTTTTTCGTTCTTTGGCTCACCAAGATCAATATCTACATAGAAACCGCTGACTTGATGCCTACGGACTTCATTTTCATCCATCCGAATGATGTGACAGAACCTTGGGGAAGTTTTAAGATCCGTTGTATGGTAAGAAATTACAAAATCTTCTGCAGGAACATACTTAGAGACTGGACGTTCAAAGTGATAATCGTAATAAGTCTTTTTAAACGTGCTACCAGAGAGTGGTAGATGGAACAACATCGTGTCAAGTTCATCGAAATACTCTTCCATTTCTTCTGTTAGTTGATAGTTCATGTAATCACGAACACGATCAGCCTGAGACAAGGTTTCAGGTGACGCAGTACCCATAAGTTTTGATTTTACTGGTCCACCAGCGGGGAATAGTTCAGAAATTGCACGTGCTTGGAACTGCAAAGCTGCCTCAAGCATCATTGGGTGATGTGCGGCACACGCTCCCGGAAATGGATAGTCTACATCTTCAAGCTTAAGACCGAGGATCTGAATACCCTCTTTATATGTAGCTTCCCAATCCTTGCGGGATTCTAGGTCGTTCTTAAATCCATCGATAAGGTCAGATGCAATTTCTTCAACATCGTCAGATTCCATGTATTCAATAAGATTTTCACTAAACTCAGGCTCTTCAGAGTCTTCTGGGCCAACGTTAATAATTACAGAACCATCTGGCTCCATAATGATTTCAGTCTCTTGATTCTCATCAATATCATTAAGCACTACGGCTGTATCTACCATTTGAAAGATTTTTCCATAAACACCGTATGTTTAAACACGGCACAATAAGTATTCTATAACATGTAACTTACAAAACGTCAACGAAATGTGCTACCAGTAAGCTTTCCTAGTAGGCACTTCATAGTCTGCTTCTTCCGGGTCTTCTGGGTGTTGTAAGAACCACCCAGACTTAAGCCTGATCATGGCTTGTGTAAATGCATCTACATCGTCGTCATTACGACCGTTAGGAAATGATGTAAGTTGGTTAATAAAATCTTCAGCCCAAGCTTTTTTTGGAATCCAAACTCTACCAGACTCGACAAGTGGTGCGACGCTATGTGCTCGTGAAACTTTATCCCTGTCTGGAGAATACTCGTTAATGGGAATGCCAGCACGACGAAGATCCTGTATGAGAGATTGACCTGAAGCTTTCTTCTCAATGATTACATTATCAGGTTTCCAGTCCTTATACAACTGTTGAGCTTCCGAACGTAGCTGCGGGAACTCCATTCGTCTGTTTAAACGATGCAGAAGTATTGCGTGTGGTCCGTCGTCCTTAAGAAAGATGCCCCAAGTTTGTATTGATGTTGGATCTGCTGATGTCTTTATAGAGAAAGCAGTATCGTATGACTGGATTACATATTCACAGTCTGGCGGTTGAGACTTGTCCCACCACTGCCACCATTCGCGCTTGAAGATATTTCCATCTTCCGCTGTAGGACTTTGTTGAAATAGCGCAGACCACTCTCTGCTTCCAACTGTGTTTTTAATTTCAAGCAGACGCTCAACAGGATAAGACTCTTTCCAAAGAGCTTCGCCTTCTTCTCGACCAAGGACATCATCTTCCTCTGCGATGGCGGGTAAGTTGACGACATCCCATTTTTCATGAGGTGAATTAGCAATAACCCAACCAATTAGATCTTCCTCGTGCCATCTTGTGCCAATAATAATAATTGCACCACCGGGCATAAGACGAGTATACGCTACGGACTTATACCAATCAATAACCTGTCTACGAATGGCAGATGAGTCTGCGTCTTCGCGTCCTTTAATAATATCATCAATAACCAGAAGATGAGCACCACGCCCTGTGATTGGACCACCAGCACCAACGGCGAAGTATGTACCCCCGTCGTTGAGCATGAAGCGTCTAGCAGATTGAGAGTCTCCGCTTAGAAATGTTCCGGGAAATATCTTCTGGTAAAGTTCTTCATCGCGGATCTGGTTACGTACTTTACGTCCAAAGTCATCCGCTAGTTCTTGCGCGTATGTCGCGAAGATTACGTACTTACTAGGATTTTTTCCTAAAAACCAAGCTGGGTAGTTTTCTGAAGTAAGAGCAGACTTTCCATGCCTTGGTGGCAATGAAATTGCTAGTCTTTTAATTTCACCACGTTCTACAGCTTCAAGCTTTTCAGCCAATAGCTTAATGTGTGGTGGGTCTTTGTATCCGTCGTACTGCAACTTGCAATACTCTACAAGACTTGACCGGGCTGCTTCGACCTGCTCTTTACGCTGCAGAATCTCAATAGCCCGGTGTAGTTCTTGTAGACTATTGATATTAAATTGATTCAATTACACGAGTCCGAATTGTATTAGCAGCATCACTCATAGATGTTGCAACACTCATAAGATATTCTTTATCCGCGTCTGGAATCTTACCATCGTTTTCAAGCGAAGACATTTCAAACATGTCTTCAATGATATCATCCCACGAGAAGAATTCAGCAGTGCTGCCATCATCAGGGAAAACCATGACCAATGAAATACCTTCATCGTCAAGTTCTGGGAAGATATCAATATTAATACTTGTTTCAGCGTTCATCACCGTCTCCTTTAAGTTTACCTCTTGTGTGTCGATCTGCCAACTTTGCAAGATTTCCGAACGCAACTTCATTGAGGCTGAGTCCAACATCTTTGCTAATGGCTGAAACATACCAAAGAACATCTCCTAACTCCTTGCATAGTGAGTTTTTAAACTCTGGTGTAACTTCCCCATCGCTATCACGATAGAGTTTCTTGATCTTCTCTGCAACTTCACCTGCTTCTCCACACAGGCCAAGAGCAGGATACATTAGCTTAATATGATTTGGATAGATGGCGGTCAACAAAGCATCATCTTGATATTCATCAAACGTCAAAGAAGTATCTTCAACATCATACTTCTTTGAGAAACTTTGTTGACTAAGCATATCAATTGCAAACTGAAGCTCTGTTAAAGCTAAAGAAAGCTCAAAGATATCACCATCTTCATGCATATGATGCACACACGCCATAAGACGACGTGTTACTTCAGATACATGCCTTGCCACTGGATCTTGACCATAAGAGTCAAACCAGTCGCTTATTATCGCGTCAACCATAATAACAGGACTTACGTAGTGAAAATATTCTTCACCAGCGTGAATCTTGTTTAACTTGCGAGACAAATACCACTCTGCCTTCTTAAGGTCAATAAGTGGATCTGACTTACGGTTGAACCTAGAGCAATACTTTATAACCTGCCACAGAAGTGGCTCTTGAGGGAAGTATGCTTCCAATATATCAATTGGCTCATATTTCCTACCAGAAGCATAGTGCTTCGGATTATTTACTGCGTCCATGTTAAAGTCCTACGGAATAGTTGTTGACATACACTACTCCGTAGACT